TTTCTAGTGACACGCGAGTCACGATAGGATCGTCAACCATTGAACCGGGAGATATTTTCGACCAGACGGCCGGTACTACCGGGACATTTACAGTTGTGGCCGATGCCTCCATTGCGGCAACGACGATCACCAGTGTTAGCGATGTTGGCGGTATTGCTGAATTCAATCACGCCGGTACAGACGCTTTTGTAAATCAAGAGGTGGTCATAGTTAACTTTGTCACCGAGACGACATATAACAGCACGCAGATTGTCACTGCCGTAGGTTCAGGAACCTTTCAGACCGCCCTCGCTTTTACCGGTACTGAGGCATCGGTGGGAGATTTCACCCGCGATAGCATCACCCTGACAGACACAACGACAACGCTAAGTGACGGCAATACACTGGTGATTGATACAGACCTGTCAACAGACTATGACGGTGGCGCAATTGTCTATAACCAGTTGACCAATACTTTCCAAATCAATCGAGAATATGATCCTTCCGGGGATGATCCACAAACTGGATCATGGGACACATCAGCGCTCGATCAGAAAGACCCGAGGGTGATTTCATTCAGCAACCCCGGAATTTCTGATTCCAAATATATCGCGGCTTCACAGGTTAATAGTAATACTGACGCTATAGTCGGGGGTAGCATTACCAATGGGGTATTCAGAGATATGTTATTTGGAACGGTTGGAAGTGCTTTGGATACTGGCTCCACAATGGAGAGATTTAAATTAACTGGAGAGCTTAACGGAGAGCACACTTACTTTGGAAATGAACCTTTTGACGATACTATACCTTGGTCTTTCTTCTCAAGCAGTTCAGGCGGTACAGTTAAATTCACATATAAATGGCAAATATCACCAGTGTCTGGTGGAGGTTATGTAGATTTTCCTGATGTAAGGGAATTGCCAGTCGAAGTCGGGTCAACTGGTGCTCCAGCGAGTGGGTCCCAGCCAATGGCCCTGGTTAATGGTGACAAAATAAAACCTGTATTCGAACGTCAATCCGGATCTTCTGGATTCTTAACTGAAAATGCCCAAATAGGGTAAAAGGGCTAGGAACCAGTCATGTCAGCGATAAAGGACAAATATCAATCGTCTTTGCAGACGGCATTCCCTGCTCAGGTATTCACAGAGGGCACCGCAGGTTCGCTCAACCGACTGAACATGCACGAGACGCAGCACGGCATTGATTCGGTAACTGATTCAGGCGGCGTCGCCCGGTTCGTTGTTACAGGCGGTCCTACGTTGCATGTCGGCCAGGAGATTACAATCAGCGGCTATACTGGTGACAACCTCCCCTACAACAAGACTGGGATAATTTCGACTCTTGTGGCTGGTGATTTTGAGATCAATGAGATTGCCTGGATAGGTACAGAAGCATCAGGAAAGTTCGATGCCCTGGTCAACAGGGTGGACAAGCTTGAACTTGATGACGCCTACAAGAACCTTCATGAAGACATTGTTGGCTTTGCTGAGGATGCCCTGGCACCGGCGTCGGTCGATGAAGTGCAGACCACCGATGCAACAACCACAACGGTCGCGACATTGCCTCTGGACGATGAGGAAACCTATCTGATCAACGTGATCCTGATCGGCATCAGTGATGATAATTCTGACCGCGCGGTGTATGAAATGAGCGGGGCGTATTATCGCACCGGCGGCGGTAACGCTACAATCATCGGCGCCAACACCGTTGTCTCAAAGCGAACTGATGCGTCTTGGGGTGTCCCGGTCCTCACGGCAAGCGGCTCTGATGTCCTTGCCGAAGCCAATGGCAAGGCATCCACCACGATCAACTGGCGCGCTGTCTCCACGCTGCAGGACTTTTGAAACTACCAAAGAATTTGAACAAATCAAAGGATCACATTATGACCGCAGAAGAAATTCTTAACAGGATCGAAAAATTTACAGAAGATTTGCAAATGAGCTGGGGATCGCACGTGCAGCTTAAAAATGTTATTAACGCATTGCGCCAGGAGATTGCGAAAGATAAAGCGGCGAAAGTTAAGGAAACGGAAGCGGAACCTTCTAAAGAAAAGGCAAAAAAGTAGTGGCCGAAAAAGACCTCATAGAAGAACTTGCTGAGTACTCCAGCGACCCTTACGGCTTCGTACTGTTCAGCTTTCCGTGGGGTGAGCGTGGGGAACTGGAAGATTGCCTTGGTCCCGAGCTGTGGCAGGAGGAAATACTTCGCCTTTTGGGCAACAAGCTTATTAACCTGAGTGAAGCTATCCTGCTTGCCCGCACGTCCGGCCACGGTATCGGCAAGTCCGCCCTGGTCTCGTGGCTGATCCTGTGGGGCATCAGCACCTTTGAAGATACCAAGGGCGTCGTCACCGCGAATACCGAAACGCAGCTGAAGACGAAAACCTGGGTCGAGGTTGCTAAATGGTATCGCATGTTTATCGGGAGAGAATACTTCAAGATGACTGCGACTGCGATGTTCTCAGTCGACCCAGAGCACGAGAAGACCTGGCGCATAGATGTGGTGCCGTGGAGTGAGAAGAACACGGAAGCGTTTGCCGGGCTTCACAACAAGCACAAGCGGATACTTGTTATCTTTGACGAGGGTTCCGCTATCCACGATACGATTTACGAAGTTACTGAAGGAGCGTTGACTGATGAAGACACGGAAATCATATGGGCTATATTTGGAAACCCAACGCGTAATACTGGACGATTTCGGGAATGCTTTCCTGGTGGCAAGTTTGCCCATAGATGGGACACGCAAGCAATCGACTCACGCGAAGTTTCTCTCACCAACAAGACACAAATCCAAAAGTGGATCGACGACTATGGCGAAGACCATGACTTTGTGCGAGTCCGAGTTAGAGGAATGTTCCCGCGAGTTGATGCAGTTAGTTTCATCAGCCTCGAAGTCTGTCGGGAAGCGGCTGTTCGTACCGTGCTTAAACAGCGAGGCCAGCCCGTTATCATCGGAGTTGACGTCGGACGGTTTGGAGACGACCCGTCTGTCATATACCCCAGATGCGGGCGTGACGCTCGAACACGTCCCGTTGAAATCTATCCGCAAATAGACACGATGCAACTCGCGTCAAAAGTTGCCGCCGCCTTCCTAAATTATCATGCCTCTATGGTGATGATAGATGCGGGCGGTGTTGGGGGAGGAGTTGTCGACCGGCTGCGACAACTCCTCATCCCTGTTATGGAGGTTGACTTCGGTGCAAAACCTGATGGAACCAACTTCGATGATCAGGCAAAGTACGCGAACAAGCGGGCGGAAATTTGGGGCGCACTGCGTGCATGGTTGCCTAGGGGTTGTATTGTTTCAGAAATTCAAGGCAATGACGCCAATCTTGAAGACGAATTGACGGGGCCGACTTTTAGCCTTAACATAAAAGAAGCAATTCAACTTGAAGCCAAAAAGGAAATGCGCCGCCGTGGTGTCGCCTCGCCAAACGTTGCAGACGCACTTGCTTGTACCTTCGCCTACAGCGTGTATATACCTAACAAGGAAGAGTCCTTGGAAGATCAAAAGCCTTATGTGGCCAAAGACTATGACCCGTTTGAAAGACAGAGGATGGCTAGCTGATGTCGATATTTGGACCAAAATCACCACAGTTGCCCCAGCAACCTACACCGCCACCGCCGCCGCCAACTTCGGCTGATGCAAGTTCCCTCAACCTGGGTCAACGTGCAACACAAGAAGAGGGCGGCTTCACCTCGCTCATTTCCACAGGCCCGCAGGGGCTTAAGCGCCGGGCCAGCACACAGCGACGTTCACTTATAGGGTCTGTGTAATGGTAGCGGTAACACAAACGCTGCACAGAGACAAGAAGCAGCTTGTTAACGGGTTGGACCGTGAACGCGAGATTTGGCGCGGGCATTGGCGTGACCTAGCGGACTACTACCTTCCGCGCAGATATCGCTGGCTGCTGGACGCAAAGGACTCCATCAAACAGCGTATGCGGAATCCATTGATAATCGACGGCACTGGCACACGTGCTGCACGCATACTCGCTTCCGGCATGATGAACGGTATAACGTCCCCGAGTCGGCCTTGGTTCAAACTCCGCATACCGGGCTTTGAAGCGGACCAACACGAAGTCCGCGTTTGGCTCGACGAAGTCCAACGGCGCATGTTGCTTGTCATGGCCGAGTCGAACTTCTACACGTCTATGGCAATGTTGTATCTGGACCTTGTTGTGTTCGGCACCAGTGCCATGTTGATCTATGAAGACTTCGACGATGTGATTAACTGTTACAATCCGGCTATTGGCGAATATTTCCTCGGCCACTCATCTCGGCAAAAGGTAGACTTGTTCGCGCGGGAGTTTACCTACACGGTTAAGCAGATCGTCGAAGAGTTTGGGATAGAAAATGTTTCCGAAAATGTTCGGAATGCGTATAAGCTTGGCGCAGCACGGTTGATTGACGAAAAACACATTGTCCATCTACTGGAACCTAACGATCCAAGAGATGGTCAACTGTCAGAGCGGTTCACTATCCGGGAGTATTATTGGGAAAAAGATGCGCCACAAGGAGTGATGTTGGCAATCCGAGGTTATGTAAGTTTGCCCGGCGTGTTCCCTCGGTGGGAGACAACATCCAACGATGCCTATGGCGGTTCCCCCGGCATGGACGCCCTGGGCGACACGATCCAACTCCAGCATGAGACTAAGAAGAAAGCCCAGGGGCTGGATAAAATGATCTCGCCGCCAATCCTTGCGGACGCGAAACTTGAGCATAAGCCTATGGCGCTGTTGCCAAATGGCGTCACTTACATAGCCGGACTTGCTCAAGGGAATGTTGGGGCAAAGCCTATTCACACAATCACACTACCGCTGGGTGAAATGACCGCAGACATCCGCGACGTACAAGCACGCACCCGCGAAACATTCCACAACGATTTATTCTCAATGATCTCCCAACTTGAGACGGTACGGAGTGCGACTGAGATCGACGCGAGGCGGGAAGAGAAGCTGATCCTCCTCGGCCCTGTTCTTGAACGGTTCGAACATGAAGCACTCGACCCGGCAATTAACCGCATCTTCACCATCATGGAGCGGGCAGGTCTGATCCCAGAACCTCCGGCAGCTATCGCTGACCGTTCGGTTGAAATCCAGTACGTTTCCGTTCTGGCCAGTGCACAAAGCGCAATCGGCACCGCTGCGGTGGAACGGTGGTTGCAGCTTATCGGTGAACTTGCTGCGGGCATCTACCCGAACGCGGTTAACGTTCCTGACTTCGAAGAACTTCTCCGCGATTACGGCACCGACATCGGTGTTCCGGCGAAACATATCAAGTCCAAGGCTGAGATTGCAGAAGCTAACGCACAGACGGACGAACTTGCACAACAGCGCGAAGCGGCAGCGACCGGCGACGTACTGGTCAATGCAGGTAAGACTTTAAGCGAAACTGATGTTGGCGGTGGGGCCAACGCACTGCAACAGATATTGGCACAAACATGAGTCAAAGATACTTAGACGACGAAGAACGTGGAATGCGCAAAGATCAGCGTGCGAGTGAAAATGTTGCACGCACAGACGATTTCATGGTCAGCACAGGAGTTAAAAACTGCCTTGCAACTCGCGAGGGCAGGAAATTCCTTTGGTGGCTTTTAGAGATTGGTGAAGTAAACAAGCAGCCTTACCGTGGCAATGCATTGGATACCAGTTTTAACTGCGGGTCTTTGAATGTCGGATTGATGATTCAGGCCCGTATAATTGAAGTAGACTCCGCCGGTTATGTGCGGATGATGAAGGAAAATGAAGATGAGCAACGAGAACGGCGGAAGCCCGACACCAACACCGGAACCAACTCCAACTCCGGAGCCGACTCCGACGCCTGACGCAGCGGCAACAGCAGCGGCACAACAAGCCGCAGCCGATGCAGCGGAAGTTAAGGCAGGCGAGGACAAGACTGCGGCCGATAAGGTTGCGGCCGACGCTACAAAGGCGGCTGAGGATAAAGCAGCTGAGGACAAGTCTAAGTCCGACAAAGAATTCACGCCTATTACGGCGGAAAATATTCAACTACCTGAAGGTATGGAAGCAGACGAGAGTATGCAGACAGCCTTCGTTGGGGTAGTGAATAAGCATCAGCTTTCTGCAGAAGTGCAAGCTGATCTCGTAAACTTGCAAGTCGAAGCTATGAAAGCGGCATCTGAGAAGAGCACGCAGACGTGGAAGGAGACGCAAGATAAGTGGCAGGAGACTGTAAAGGCTGACCCCGATATTGGTGGGGACAAGCTGGACCAGAATTTGTCTGCCATTTCTAAGTTGATTGATGCGGTTGGCGGAGAAAAGGTTGACGAACTTCGGGCTGTTTTTGACTTTACAGGTTTTGGCAATCATCCTGTGGCCATCAAGTTTATGTCCAGGATTGCAAAGGAACTTGTTGTCGAGGGCAAACCGATTATCGCCGGCTTCACTCAGCGCGACCGCACCGCCGCTGAAACATTGTTCCCCAGTCAGGGAACATAAGCCAAAGGAAAAGGTAAATGGCTACTCTCGCGACGACCAATCCGACCTTGCTGGACCTTGCAAAGCGCACTGATCCAGATGGAAAGATTGCTGTTATCGTCGAGATCCTCAATGAGACTAACGAGGTTCTCGACGACATGACCTGGATTGAAGGGAACTTGAAAACAGGTCACAGAACTACGGTAAGGACCGGCATACCTGAGCCCACATGGCGCAGACTGTATGGCGGAGTCCAGCCGAACAAATCCGAGACCGCACAGATCACGGATAACACTGGTATGCTGGAAGCGTATGCAGAAGTTGATAAAGCTCTTGCAGACTTGAACGGCAACACTTCTGAGTTCCGTCTTTCTGAAGACCGCGCTCATATTGAAGGTATCAGTCAGGAGATTGCATCGTCCCTGTTCTTTGGGTCGGAACTGATCTTGCCTGAGTCCTTCACAGGTCTTGGCCCAAGGTTCAATGACCTGTCGGCTGAGAACGGTGACAACATCATCGACGGTGGTGGGACTGGTGCTGACAACGCGTCCATTTGGCTTGTTGTCTGGGGTCCGCTTACGTGTCATGGGATTATCCCCCAAGGCTCGACGGCAGGCTTGCAGGTGGAAGACAAAGGACAAGTGACTATTGAAGACGTTGATGGACTCGGCGGGCGCATGGAAGCGTACCGGACTCATTATCGTTTTGATGCCGGCCTCACCGTTCGTGACTGGCGTTTCATTGTCCGCATTGCGAACATTGACAAGTCTGACTTGACCAAAGATGGAGCAACTGGGGCGGACCTTACCGACCTGATGACCATTGCTCTTGAGCGTGTTCAGAACCTGACTTCTGGGCGCCCCGTCTTCTACTGCAACAGAACGATTAAGGAGTTCTTGCGCAGGCAGATGGTAGACAAGGTCAAGCAATCGACGTTGACTATGGAAACTATCGCGGGCAAACATGTTATGTCCTACGATGGTGTGCCTGTTCGTCGTGTTGACAAGCTGGCTGCTGACGAAGCTCAGGTAACCTAGCCCAAGGGCAGAAAGGAGAAATCTAATGATATTGGACAAGAGAACTGAATTCCTTGATGCTACCGATGTGTTCAGCTCAACCAGTGCTGACCTTGTTGGTGATGTCATTGATATGGGGCCTAATCAACGTGATCCTGGTCAGGGTCAGCAGTTGTGGTGGATGCTGCTTGTTACCACTGCATTCGTTGGTGGCACCAGCTTCGAGTTTTCACTTCGTTCAGACGCGGTGGCAGCTGTTAATCCTTCAACTGGCACCTTGCATATTTCAACAGGGGCAATCGTAGTTGCCTCGTTGGCGGCAGAAGCAAGGTTTATGCTTGCGCTTCCGGTTGAGGGGCTTATCTATGAACGGTTCCTGGGCCTCATCGGCACTTCCGTTGGTGCGGTTTCGGCAGGCGCTATCACTTCAGGCCTGACGCTTGATCCTGCCGGCTGGAAGCCTTACCCGGAAGGATTGAACTAATGCGCGTTAAATTGAAAAACGAGTTCTACGCGAACAATGGCCAACTTTATCCGCGTGGTGACGTCAGTCTCCCTGACGACATGGTGCTGCCAAGGAGTGCCATAAAGCTTGACGCAGACGGTAACGTTGTCAAGGAAGACAAATCGTCTGATGGCGGGAAGTCGAAGAAGGCTGACGCGGACAAACCGGTGAGCTTGTAGGGGAAGTAGGATGGCGACGGACCTCGTTCAAATATACAACCAAGCACTCGGCGTGGTTGGACATCGCACGTCGCTGTCCTCTCCTGACGAAAAGGACCGTGGAGCCGAACTGTGCAACATTTGGTACAATTCCGCAAGGGATCAAGTACTGAGTGCTGCACAGTGGCCCACGGCCAACGCAAACAAACGACTCGCGTTGGTTAAAGAACGCGATACAACCGCGGAATGGGTGACGGGTGATCCTGACCCAGGCTTTCTATTCTCATACGCCGCGCCGGACGATCTTATCCGCCCTCGTTTCATTACCACATTCGAACGGTTCAAGCTCGGCGTCGATGTGGATAAGAAGCTTATAATAACTGACACCATAAACGCCATACTATCCTACACCATGCGGCAGGAAAACTTTCTCCTTTGGGGAGAAGAACTTACACAGGCGATTGTCCATGCACTTGCAGCTCATATCGCAATGCCACTTGTTGGCAGGATTGAACGGGCAAAATTTGCCGAGGCGAAAGCGAACATATTTATAACGCAGGCTCGTGATGGTGCAAGCAACACGAACAGTGTGCAGTATGACAGTGTACCCTCGTGGATACAGGCACGTGGAACAGGATTTGACGCACCGTTGAATCGGTTCATCTATCCTGATGGCAGACTGATCGACATAACGGAGTCGCAACTTGTCTCTTGACCTCATCAAATATGCATTTCTTGCAGGGGAATTTGATCCACTATTGTTTGGACAAACGAACCTGGAGAAGTATGACCAAGGCGTCGCGCTAGCGAGGAACTTCTTTGTCGATTTCAAAGGCGGGATGATCTCACGGCCTGGAACAGAGTTTGTTGACTTTGTCAAAAACGACACGCAGGCGGTTAAACAATTTCCGTTCCGCTTTGCTCCAAACGTGGCCAACACTAACGACATATTGTTCGGCCAGGACTACGTGCGCTTTATCCAAGATGGTGCGTATGTGCTGAAGGACGCGGTCAATATCAACTCGATTACTAGGGCACAGCCTGCGGTGGTGAATGTCACCGCGCATGGAGTTACGAGTGGTAAATGGGTAAAGATTATCGACGTTGTTGGAATGACTGAAGTTAATGAAAGGACTTTCGAAGTCGGGGTGGTTACGACGGATACGCTGGAGTTGCGGGAACTGTTTGTCGGCAATTTGGACTCGACAGGCTTTACGGACTATGTGTCGGGCGGGACTATAAGCGAGGTGTTTGAGATAAGTTCACCCTACGCGGCGGAGGACTTGGCACTCCTGCAGTCTAAGCAAATTCGTGACACATTGCGTCTGACTCATGATGAATATCCGACCTATAACCTGACACGGTTAGCACAAGATAATTGGACACTGACGCTTGAAGTTCGTGGGAACAATGTGGCGGTGCCGCAGAACCTCGTTACGACACCAAGTACTGCAGGCACTTCCGGAGCAGCTTATACAGTAACTACGATTGACGCCAACGGCGAGGAAAGCATCGCTGCGACATACGACACGCAAACTGCATCAACCTTTTTGCCCAACGCCAACACGGCTTCTGTCGCACTTGCGTGGGATGCTGTAACAGGTGCGCAGTACTATAACATCTATCGCGGATTGTGGAAGAACGCACAAGCTAATGTATCACGAGCTGATGATGTAGGCTTCATCGGCGTTTCCTATGGCCCGACATTTACTGACACAAACATAACTCCGGATTTTACCTTGACGCCGCCGGAAGACGCTGACCCATTCGCTAACGGCGCGATAGAGACTGTTGAGATCACTGCAGGCGGCACCGGCTATACCGCGTTGTCCGAAGTGTCGATAGCTGACCCTGATGGGACAGGATTTGAAGGATACCCCATTGTCATTGGTGGGGTGATTATTGCAGTTGTTATCACGAAAGGTGGGCTTGGTTATACTGCTCCAGTCGTTTCATTCACTATCGGTTCCAGTGCAACGGCAACTACAACGCAGACAGAACTTACTGGCAACGACCCTGGCGTGTCCGCAGTGCATCAGCAACGGCAAGTTTACGGTGCGACCTTGAACAACCCGTTGACTGTAAACGGTTCCAAGCCCGGCAAATTCTCCAACTTCTCAAGTGCGCGGATTGTACAGGACAATGACACGTATGAGTTTGAACTTGATGCAGAAGAACTTACGCCAATAAGACATCTGGTCCCGACACGGAGCGGCCTGTTGATGATGGCACAGAGCAGTATCTGGCAGTTGACCGCTGGAGGTAACACTCCCATCACTCCGACGAACGCACTTGCTGATCCGCAGTCCTACACCGGCGTGTCATTCTTGCCCCCGCTAAATATTGACATAGATGTGCTTTACGCTGAAGGCCGGGGGACCGCGCTTCGCTTGCTCGAGTACAATGATTTTCAAAAAGTCTTCGGAGGCAAGAATGTGTCGATCCTGTCCGGACACTTGATCGGAATAGGCTCACAGTTGACAAGTTGGACCTGGGCCTCGAACCCGCACAAAGTTGTGTGGGGGATACGCGAGGATGGCAGGATGATCTCATTCACATTTGAAAAGGAACAAGATGTTTTTGCGATCACTCAACATTCGACTAAGGGCCAATACCTTGACGTGATTGAAATTCCTGAAGGAAACGCTGATGCAGTCTATTTCATTACATCGAGGTTGATTAACGGCCGCCAGACTAAGATGATTGAACGGCAACGATCTAGAATTTTTGACCATGTTGAAGAAGCCTGGTGTGTTGACGCAGGGCTGGAGATAGTGCCTAATCGCCCTGTCGCACGACTTGCGGCTAGTGCGGCTACGGGTGACACAGTTACTTTCACTTCATCTACTAGTGTATTCACCTCCGGTGATGTAGGGTCTGTCATCCGTATGGGTGGAGGCAAGGCGGTTGTTGAGACCTTCACTGATGGGCTGAATGTTATTGCGAAAACTCTGCGGGACATTACTAACACAATCCCTGAAGACCCGTTGAATACGCCGATTGAAGCATTGAGTGGGGAGTGGTCACTTGACGCGCCTGTTACCGTATTGTCCGGTTACGGCTACTTGGAAGGGGAGCTTATCACAGGTATTGCTGATGGCAACGTGGTGGAAAATCTGCTGGTTACGAATGGGCAAGTTACCCTGCCGACGCCTGCGACACGTTGGATAGGTGGGCTGAAGTATACATGTGTTATACAAACACTGCCACCTGTTGCGCATGAGCAGGGAATTGTGGAAGGAAAGAGAACCAGTGTTATCGGTTCCGCAATCCGCATTCATGATACACGTGGGCTGAAGACTGGAAAGACTTTGGAAGACGACGAGCTGTACCCGATGAAGGAACGTACAATAGAAGCTCCCGGCGAGCCGACACTTGTACAAAATGGCTACGAGTTCATGTTGATTGAAGC